CGGCAAACATTCCGGCATCAAAAGGCTTGAAAATTGATACCCAGGTTGGCGTAGGCGGTAAGCTGCCCGATGCCGGAAAGAAATAGAGAGGATATATAATGAATGCTAAACAAAAAATGATTGCAATAGTTGGCAAGGCTATTGTTGATACACTAGAAGAGTATGCGAACAAGCAACCAAACCTTGCCAGTGAGACTTCACGTTTTAAGATAATGACGGACATGATGGATAAGATTATGCGACAGATTGATAACCCAAAAGGTATGAGTGAGGGCATGACAGATGACATATAAAGAATTTACAGAGTATAGAGACAAATTTGTTTCTGAGGCACTTGATATAAGTGACTCTAAATCAATTGAATACACAATATCTAACACAGATAAGCATTACAATTTTAAACACGTTGCGGACCGTCTTGGTATTACACCACAACAATCCATGATGGTATACGTGTTAAAACATGTAGATGCTATATGTAATGATGCAAAGACTGGCAAACAAGTTAGCGATGAAACAGTGCGCTCACGTTGCCAGGATATAATGAATTATGCAATTCTTTATGCATCACTACATGAAGAACAGAAGACAACCAAAGGTACAAACCATGATAGTAACTCTCAACGAAGTGGAGCAGACACTAGCGAAGACGGTAGGCTCAAAAAGAAATCAACAGAACCTGACAAATGGAACCAACTCAAGCGCAGTAGCAAATCCTGACAATGATATTAATGGGTTTGCTGGCGAGTTAGCGCTTGCTCGCGTTTTAAACTCTTACCCCGATTTAAGTATAGGGCCACATAGGCGCGGTTTTGATCTTAAGATGCGCGGTAATAATGGTAAAGATGTTCGCATTGATGTAAAGACCACTAGACATCAAGATGGTTATTTAATCGCAAAAAAATGGCGCAAGGCCGATGATTGCGACATGTATGTTCTTGTTAGTGGCAAAATGCCACGTTATGAAATACAAGGGTGGGTGTGGTCTGCTGAATTAGTTAATCCAAGCAACTTATCTGATAATGGTTATGGCGAACACTATCATATGGAACGCTCTCAATTAAGAGAGTGGAGATATGGGAATAGATATTCAGAAGTTGATTTGTTTGAGGTAATATAATTGCATAGTCAACATATTGGCACTCTTGGAGAGTTGGCTGTGCGCCAAGAATTAATTAAGCAAGGCTATAAGGTCTATATACCTGAAGTCGATGTGGACCATGTTGATTTAATTGTAGAGCTACACAATAAATCATTTCAACGTGTCCAAGTAAAGACCATTACAAAACCTACAACAGATACTGCTATACAAGTTCGCTGCGTTAAATATGTTAATAGTGGTAGGGTGGATGTGGTAGCAGTGTACTACGTACCACAAGATAAATGTGCATTTGTGCCTTATAGTAATGAAAAAATGCTAAGTCTTGCTTTAACAACAGCAAAAAATAATCAAACATCAAAGCGTACATGGTTTTATCAGTACGAAAGATTTCCGGAGTTTAGTTAATGATATTAGAACATTATGCAGGAAGTGTGTCATTTGACACAGAAGAGTCAGAAAGAGAAGATCAGATTGTTACCGCTTTGCGATACAAGGACTTATTAGAGAAGATAAAGAACCTTATGAAACATCGCAAAAACGCTGAAGTACACTTTGCGTGTCACAAGGTTGGTAAGAAAGAATTTGATTTAACTGAGAAAGTGAAAAGTGAAATTAGTTAATACAATATATAACGAAGACTGCATGGACACGATGGCTAAGTGGCCTGACAATGCAGTAGATGTTATTGTGACATCACCACCGTGGAATGCAAAAAAAGATTACGGACCATACAGTAATGACAAAAAAGATAACTATATAACATGGCTTACTTGCTTATGTAAAGAAATGGAACGTGTGACTGCTAATGCTGTGTATGTATTTATGAGTCAAGAATATATGTGGGAGCTGAAAGAATCATTATCAGGTTTTACACAGTGGCTTTATTACCATCGTAGAAATATTGGTGCTACTGGAAGAATTAAAAACAAATGGATTAAAACTATTACACCAATCGCAATGAGTGTAACTGCTGATAAAATGAGCATGGAATCTAATGTTAGAGGCGTACCTACAATTGATTTAATTACCGGTGTAAATCCACAATCAGATTACATCCATAATAAACGTGTACATCCAGCACAAGATCCAATTGAAGCATACTTGCCTATAGTTGCACGGACTCCCGGTGAAACTTTCTATGATCCATTTATGGGTAGCGGAACATTGGCCCTGACTGCTTTGAAATTAAAAAAGAATTATATCGGCAGTGAGATTAACCCTGAGTTTATTGAGATTGCAGAAAAAAGAATTAAAACACAAGAAAGTCAAGTTGACATATTCCAAGAATCAACACAATTAACAATATAGAGAGGTAAAACATGCAATGGGTAATTGATACAAAACAAAAGAATGAAAGATATGCAGGACGCATATTAAAGAATAAAGAAACACGTGGGCGTAAGTTAGTCGTGGATAAGCTTGTAAAGGCTTGCCCTACTTGTGGCCGTACATATGAAAAGGTCAATATGGGTAACCATTGTGGCAAACGCTATATGTACTACAAGAAAGGTCAAATACCTACGTACGGTAAGAAGAAAGAAATATGCGAGTTATGCAAGTAATATGCGCATGCTTGATTTATTTAGTGGAATCGGTGGATTTCACAAAGGTTTCGAGCAAGCAGGATATGAGTTTGAATGGGTAGGTTATTCAGAGATAGACAAGTATGCTGCAATGGTGTACCAAGAAAGATTTTCTGATGCCAAAGCACTTGGAGACATTACCGCTATTCAGCCAGGAAGAGACTTGCCAAGTCACATTGACATCCTTTGTGGAGGATTTCCGTGCCAAGCTTTCAGTATTGCCGGAAAACGCAGAGGTTTTGAAGATACCAGAGGTACTCTCTTTTTTGACATTGCGCGGATTTTGCGACATTACAAAGAAAGTGGAAAGCCAATCAATTATTTTGTACTCGAAAATGTTAAAGGCTTGCTTAGTCACGACAATGGACGCACGTTTTCGACAATATACAAAGTTCTTACCGACCTTGGTTATACCGTTGAGTGCCAACTGCTTAATACTAAGTGGGTTTTACCCCAAAATAGAGAGCGGATATATATTGTCGGACATATTGGAAGAGGAAGTAGATCAAAAGTATTTCCTATCGGAGAAAGCAGTTTTGCGAATATTAGCAAAAACACAGTTTCAAAGATACACGGAATTTTCAAAAAGACGGAAAGGCTCTCCGATGCCTTCCGAATCAGAGATACAAGTGGCAATTCAGTCACTCTTAAAGGATTAGGCGGTGGTATGGGCGCTAAGACTGGGTTATACCAAGTAGGCACATTGTCACGTAAACAAGATAGTTATGATTTTAATTCTCGCGTATACAGTGATCAGGGCCTGGCAAAAACACTAGCCGGTGAGGGTGGTAATAATGATAATAAAACCGGTTTATATAAACTAGACAATAAAGTGCGCAGGCTTACACCAAAAGAATGTGAGCGCTTGCAGGGTTTTCCTGATGATTGGACCGCGTACGCAGGCGATCAAAAAATTTCCGATACACAAAGATATAAAATGTGTGGTAACGCAGTGAGCGTGCCAGTAGTAGAGTTAGTAGCAACAAAGATAAGGAGTTTACATGGGTAAAACAAGTTTACACGGAATGAGATACATAAACCAAGAGGGCATAAGAGTGCCAAGCGTCACGACTATTATTAGTCAGACTCTAGGGTGGAATAAGAATGCACTGCTTGCCTGGACAAAGCGTATGATGCTTGGTGGTCAAGATAGTGACAAAGTCTTAAATGAGGCTGGCGATATTGGTACATTGACTCATTTATTAATAGAAGCGCATCAGCAAGGCTTTGATGTGGATACCAAGGACTATAGCTATAACCAAGAGAAAGCAGCAATGAAAGCATTTGCTGGCTACTTGCAGTGGTACAAGAAAGTAGAGTTTAAAGCACTTAAAAATGAGTTACTTCTTGTTAATGAAGAACTGCAAGTTGGTGGCACAATTGACTGCATTGGTCGTATGGGTGAAGACTTGGTCGTTGTTGACTGGAAGACCTCAAAGTATTTATATGCAGAAAATAAACTTCAGTTAGCTGCTTATACTTATATGTTTGAACAAGCGCAACCAAAAGCCAACGTAGCGTATGGCTTGGTAATGCGTTTTGGTAAAGATGACGGCAAATTTCATCAGCACGTTATCAAGAGAGAGAAATTAGAAACCGGGATTGAAATATTTAAAGCACTTGTAAAGGTCTCGCAACTTAAATCCCAGCTTTGAGCCGGCCATCGCAGTTTTTCACTGAGATTAACTCAGTTGGGAATCGTGCGCGTTGCCCCAAATGCAATGATGGTAACAAGAATTATAATGTTCAAATCGAGCCTGACCATGCATTCTGCCATAAGTGTACGAAGACCTGGTGGTTTGATGAAGATAATAAAAAGCCTGCTATCGGAGATATTGAACCACCAAAAGTAAAAGAGAGGTTATATGTGAAAAGTAGTGGAGCTGTAAAGCAGTCAGGCTATGTAAAAGATAGAGCCAATTTTATTGCTAATTCAGCATACGTTATTAAAAAACTCCAATTACCCTGGAATGAAACTGCTATAGAAGAACAATATGGTATTGCGGTGCGAAACAATGATAACAAGATGCAATTGGTGTTTCGTATTGCGGATAATCACATTAAACGGCACAAAGGCGAGCAGTTTGGTGATGCAGAATGTAAAATTTACCCTGAACTATCAAATATAAAACCTGACAGTACGCTACTTATCTGTGAGGGTGAAAAGGATGCTATTAGTGCTGCTTGTTATGGTTTCCCGGCCATAACATTTACAAGTGGCGCTAATGGCATACCCAAAGACTTGTCCATGCTTGATGACTATAACAAGATAGCAATCTGTTATGACAATGACGAAAGTGGGCGCAAGGGAGCAAAGAAACTAGCAAATGCATTGTACCGTGCGGACCGTGATATTAAAATATTAGAATTAGATGCTGGTATGGACATAACCGACTACTTTGTTGCAGGAAATAGTGCCATTGAGCTTAATATGTTACTGCATAGTGCTAAGGTATTTGGAGATGATCCTGGTGACTTTGGTGGTGACCCAGTGTACAATGTGCTAGACTTTGTTGATACATTTAAAGAAGAAGTAAAGTATATATGCGATGAGATACTGCTTGAAGATGGTCGGACTAGCGTTGCAGGTGGCACAAATGTAGGCAAGAGTCTATGGGCATTGCAATTTGCGTTGTGCGTTGCGATGGGCGTGCCATTTATGAGCTTCAATGTGCCAAGGCCAAGGCGTGTGCTACTTGTACAGTTTGAGATGATGGATTCCATGATGACGCAACGTATTACGGCCATGATGAACGCACTGCTTGATAAATATCCGGATCGGAAACACTTGCTTGGTAAAAACTTGCATATTGTTAGTGCGGACCAAAAGAAACTGTTTGAAGACTCTTATGTAAAGATTGAGGGCAACCTAAAAGCTGCGAAAGAGCCGTTTGAGGTGCTTATTATAGATAACCTTTATACAAGTACACAGGTTGATACAGTGAAAAATGACCAGTTACGCAGTTTACTTGAGACTATTGAATCTATTAAGAAACGCTATAAACTAGCCGTGATGATGGTAGCGCACCATAAAAAGATAAGCGAGAAGCAAGTACCAATAGATACTGCAATGGTGTTTGGTGGTTCATTCTATTGTAACTGGCTTGATAACCTCATACAACTTGCTGGAACGTTTAACGATAGGCTTAAGGTCATGAAGATCACAAAGACGCGGACCAATAGCGAATTTCACAACTTACCGCTTGGCATCAAGCTTACCGATGATGATGAGCGTCACCATTTATTATATGAGTACTTGCAACCATTGCCAAAAGGTGAGGTGTTTTGGTATCGCGAACAAGAAAATTCCGATGAGGACCGTGTGCTTGAAAATATTAGCAGCATGGGTGATAATTTCACATATGAGGATATGCGCCTAAGTTTGAAAGAAACATTAAACATTACTAGCAGTAAATCAGTTAGTGCTTGGCTTAAAAAGTTATTAAAACAGCAAAGAATAATTAAGATTGAGCGCGGAATTTATGCAAAGAATCGTACAGATATAGATGCAATGCTTAATTGAACCGACGCGCAGGAGAGGTAAAGTAGGTAAAGTAGTGTGAACACTTACTTTACTTACTTTACTTACTTTACTTATATTTAGTGTCGGTGTGAACATTTCAATGCAAAAAATGGATTTTATACATAAATGTCCATTATCACATGAAGAAGACAAAACCTGCATCTTTGCGCAGCCAGTAAAAGACACCATTCATTGCAAAGCTGTGATCAACTGGTGGCATAATCTTGACATTGCTTTGCATGACAAATGTTTTCACCGATTGCAAGGCAGGGATAAACTTTTGTGGAGAAATCGCCAACTGCATGGCTGGGCAAAAGGAAAAGGATCAAAGAAAAAGAATAAAGATTACGCCAGGATGCAACGGAAAAAATTTTAACCCTGACCAAATATATATTAGTACCCTGGCAAACATAATATTAAAATGCTTAAAAACACGATATTATTTGTCAAATTTTGCTTAAAAAATGACTTATAAAAGCAACAACAAAAGCAAATATAATTATATAAAACAACTTTATAAAAAACATAAATAAAACATTTAAAATATGACAAAAAAGCTTTTTTTATAAAGATGATCTAAACACTATAATAATACTTAAATAAATATCATAAGACACAAAAAAAGCGCTAATAAAAGCGCTTAAAATGAATTAAAAGTATAAATAATGCTATGTATCTAATAAATCAAGACACAAAAAAAGCGCTTAAAAAAGCGCTGCAACCGGACCAAAAAAAAGGCCTGGAATTATTCCGGGCCTTTTATCTGTGAGTGTGGTTTTTAGGTTCTTAGTTTATATTCTTTTTTCGCTTTGCATTGCTTCGCGGTAAGTGATTTTACTGTCTTCATATTCTTTATACATTATTTAACCTCTCTTGTTTTAGTTATGGACTGGCGCGGATCGGATCAATTCGCACCAGTTTCTAGCTTACGCCGTCATCAGCATAACAAAGCTTATTTAATCAGGATCTAGTAAGTAAGCTATGATAGTAAAAATAATGAATATGATTAGTTCGTTCATTTATTTAGAAGTTCTTAACATCACAGTATTCATACAATTCGCGTTCTAATGACTCTCTGTCATCTCTTACATACTCTTCATTACCTAGCACTAGATAATAGCTAAAAAAGTCCGCCTCCGGGTCAAATTGCATTTCTAGATTTATATATAAATCTTTTGCATATACCAACAAATACTCATGCTCATCAGTGTGCGGTTTTTGTTCTGTTATTCTTTCCATTTCTAGAGCATTATGCGGTAAGATATTGCATAAAAGCCTAGCCGTGTTTT